GCTTATATTATGTTAAAAAAGAAAGGAGGTTAAAAATGGCAACTATACAAACATCTATCCGAATTTTCGACGGAATGACACCTGCTTTTAGACACATGACTAATGCTATGAATATTGTATTAAGTTCATTCGAGCAATTACAAAGAACATCTAGCAATGCTATAGATGCTAATAGTATTAGAACAGCTAGAGAAGAACTAGCACGTGCAGAAGCTGGGTTTGATAGATTAGAACAACAAATAAGAGAAGCTGATGAACAACAAAAAAGATTTAATGATGATGTTAGAAAAGGAGCAAGTAGTACAGATAAGTTAGTAGAAAATGCTAAAAGATTAGTAGCAACTTATATTGGATTGAGAAGTGTTGGTGGTTTGATTAATTTAAGTGACCAAATGACGAGTACTAATGCGAGACTAGCTATGATAAATGACGGGCAACAATCTGATGGAGGACTCAACAAAATGATATTTCAATCAGCGGAAAGAGCAAGAGCATCTTATTTAGATACTGCAAAAATTGTAAGCAGAGTGGGCATGAATGCAGGCAAAGCATTTAGTAGTACAAAAGAAATAGTAGCATTCGCGGAACAACTTAACAAGAAATTTGTAATTGCAGGAGCAACAACAGAAGAAACTAATTCAGTACTTTTACAACTTACACAAGGTTTAGGAAGTGGCGTGTTAAGAGGCGAGGAACTAAATGCTGTGTTTGAGTCAGCACCTAATATTATTCAGTCTATTGCCGATTATCTCGAGGTCGATATAGGGAAGATAAGAGGTATGGCAAGTGAAGGAATGTTAACAGCAGATATTGTAAAAAACTCCTTACTTTCAGCGGCGGAGCAGACTAATGCAGAGTTCGAGAAGATGCCTTATACATTTGGACAGATTTGGACATCAATAAAAAATAATGCAGTCATGATTTTTGGTGTTATACAGAAAAAAATAGAACAATCTATGTCTAGCCGAGGTTTCCGAACCTTTATAGATAATTTTATCAGCGGATTATATGTTTTAGGTAATGTATTTTTTAACATTTTTAATGGAATTATAAGTATATTAGGGAGCCCAGCTTTTCAAAGTTTTTCAAACACAATGATTGTTGGGATAAGTTTAATTTCACAAGCACTAGGCTGGATAGTAACACAAGCATTAAACCTTGCTAATATATTTGCACAAAATTGGAGTATAATAGGTCCAATTATAGCAGGGGTTGTAGGGATTTTAGGTACTTATTTGATTGCATTAGGAAGTATATGGCTTTGGGAAACTTTATGCAAAATATCAAAAAATGCCTTAGCAATTGCTTCTGCAATACATGCTTTAGCAATACATGCAGAATTAACAGAAACTCAAATGGCTACAGTTGCTCAATGGGGTTTAAATGCAGCTATTTTGGCGTGTCCGATTTTTTGGATAGTTGCAGGAATAATAGCTTTAGTAGCAGTCTTATTTGTAGGAGTAGCAATATTCAATCATTTTGCAGGGACTAGTGTATCTGCTATAGGTATAGTTGCAGGTGCAATATCAGTTGCAGCTGCTTTTGTAGGAAATTTATTTATTGCAACAGGGAACTTAATTATAGATATTGTAGCTTTAATTTATAATAGTTTAGCAAACTTTGCAGAGTTCTTTGCTAACTTTTTAGACGACCCGATCGGCTCTGTCATAAGGGCGGTATCTAGAATGGCTGATGCGGTATTAGGTATATTAAGAAGCATAGCATCTGCAATAGATACCATATTTGGCTCAAATCTAGCAAATGCAGTGAGTGGTTGGCAAGATAAATTACAAGGGTGGACTGACAAAGTAGCAGGAGAAGCTAAGATAAAAGTTGAACTAATGGACCCTAATAAACTGCATTTTGACAGATTTAATTGTGGAAAAGCTTGGGATGCAGGATATAAATGGGGAGATAAATTAGAAACTAATATAAAAGATAAATTCGATATTAGCAAAATAGCAGAAAAGGCAAAAAAAGATTTAGGTCTAGATGACCTTTGGGATGACAAATATGGATTAGGAGATGGATTTGGTTCAGCAGGTCTTAATTCACCTTTAAATGACGCAGCAAAAGGAGCAAAAGATACAGCAGGAAATACAGCTAAAATGGCTAAAACAATGGATAAAAGTCAAGAAGACTTAAAATATCTTAGAGATATTGCAGAACAGGAAACAATAAACCGATTTACAGGGGTAAACATAAAAATTGATATGAACAATACAAATAACATAAGTAAAGATACAGATGTTGATGGAATAGTTAATGTCTTAACTGAAAAACTGAATGATGCTATGATTGTATCAGCAGAAGGAATAGTTTAGAAAGGAGGGATATAAATGGCTTATGACTTTTATTTAGATGGAGTACAATTACCAATACCTCCGCCAAAGTTAGAGATTAAAGTTACAAATAAAAACAAGACAGTTGATTTAATAAATGTTGGAGAAGTAAACATACTAAAAAAAGAAGGATTATCTGAAATAAGTTTTGAAGCAGAATTTACACATAATAAGTTGCCATTCTATCGTGGAGCTTTTAGGGATGTTCAATTCTTTTTAAGTAAACTGGAACTATTAAAAACTGATTGTAAGCCATTTCAATTTATTGTATCGAGGGAATTAGGTAATAAAGTACTATTTAACACTAATATAAAAGTATCTCTTGAAGAGTATGCTATTTCAGAAGATGCAGAAAATGGCTCAGATACAAAAGTTGCAATAAAGTTAAAGCAATATAGAGATTACTCAACTAAAAAGTTAGTTCTTGCCCCTCCTAAAAATGAGACTGGTAGACCTAATGTAAAGATAGAGCCAAAACGAGTTGATTCAGTCAATGCCACAAACACTAAAACAAAACATATACAGTAAAAGCAGGGGATAGCCTTTGGTCAATTTGTCAGAAACAACTTGGTAATGGTTCATTATATAAGAAAGTATACGAATAAATAAATCTATGATGGATAAGGCAAATAAGGGCAAAAACTTAAGTAAATACACTATTTACAAAGGGCAGGTGTTAAAACTTGGTTGATGAATTAGTGTTAGCAAATGATAGAGATGTAAGGTTAGTTATTGCTCATTGGGAAGATTTCTATGAACCTACCGTTTTAGATGGAATAACATGGGAAATTGAAAGGCGAGGAACACCTTCAAAGTTAGAATTTACAATAGTCATGGATGATATACTGCAATTTTGTGAAGGTAATTCAGTTCGTTTATATTTTAAAGGAATAGGTATCTTCTATGGATATATATTTCAGAAGAAAAGAGATAAAGAAAATCACATCAAAATTGTTGCTTACGACCAGCTAAGATATTTTAAGAATAAAGATACTTATGTATATAATAATCAAACTGCATCTGAACTTGTAAAGATGTTAGCTAAAGATTTTAATTTAAAATACAATGTCATAGAAGATACTAAGTATAAAATATCTAGGATAGAAGAAAATAAAACACTCTTTGACATGATACTAACAGCACTAGATGATACTCTAAGAGAGAAAAAGGAAATGTATGTTTTATATGATGAGTTTGGAAGAATAACATTAAAGAATGTTGCATCAATGAAACTGGATACTGTCATGAACAATGATGTAATTGAGGATTTTGACTATAATTCATCAATAGATAGTGATACTTACACAAAGATTAAACTTGTGAGAGATAATGAAGAAACAGGGAAAAGAGATGTATATATTGCACAAGACTCTACACATATGAGGAGTTGGGGAATACTTCAAATGTTTGATACAGTAGATAAAAACATGAGTGAAGCAGAAATAAAGCAAAAGTGTGATATACTTCTAAAACTATATAATAAGAAAACTAAGTCATTAAGTTTAAAAAATGTACTTGGTGATATTAGAGTAAGAGCAGGTTGTTTAGTACCTGTTTTTTTAGATTTAGGAGATATTAAACTTCAAAATTATATGTTAGTTGAGAAAGTAAAACATACATTTGAGAATAATTCCATTATGGATTTGACTCTTGTTGATGGAGATGAATTTGCTTCTTATTCTTCAAGCTCATATTCAAGTGGAAATACTAAAATAAGATGAAAAGAAAAATGGTCCTGCACAAAGTATAGAAAAAAAATACAGGTAAAAAAGTTCCTGCTATATTTACTGCATATTATCCAGGAACAATGCAATGGAAGGTGGAAAAACAGATTGCAATGGAAAGCCACTTGATGTAAAATCAAGAACTGTTGCTGGTCCAATGAATCGAGAAGGAGTTAAGAAAACTTGGTATACTGATGATTTTCTAAAGAAACATCCAGTTTTTGAATATGGAGATAAAGTAAAAATTATACTTCCTGGTACTGCCTATGACAACAAAGTATATACAGTTAAAGATAATGGAGGAAGAATATATGTTGAAACAAACGGAACATATCATATAGATATACTATTAGCTAATGCTAGTGAATGTAAAAAATTTGGTAGAAAGAATGGCTATATAATTATAGGTGGAGATGAAGAACAAACATATCAAGTTGAAGGTAATAACCAAAGTAGTACAAATAATAACTCTAAAGAAGATAAATTAATTAGTATAGCAAAAAGTAAACTGGGTTGTAATTATGTGTATGGAGCAGAAGGTCCTAATAATTTTGATTGCAGTGGGTTTACTCAATGGTGTTATAAACAAATAGGTATAAAAATTCCTCGTACTGCTTCTGCACAAAGTAAAGCAGGAAAAGCAGTAGATTTAAAAGATAGAAGCAAGTGGAAAGCAGGAGATTATTTGAGAATTGGGGAGGAAGTAAACATGTTGTATGTAATTGGAAACAATCAAATAATTCATTCACCACAAACAGGAGATGTGGTAAAAATAGATCTGTTAATTCTTATAGAAAAGGAAAAGCATAACACATGTGAGAAGATTTATATAAGTGAGGTGTAAAGTGTCACAAGAATTATTGCAAATAATTAAGAAGACTGCAATAGATGCAGTAGAAACAAGCAACCCAATGCAGATTGTATTTGGAACAATAGAAAGTATTAGTCCTCTAAGAGTTAAGATAGAACAAAAACTATCTATTGGTGAAATTTTTCTAATACAAACAGATACATTTAAAAGATATACAGATAAAAAGATAGGAGATAAATTAGTCTTAATTAGGATGCAAGGAGGGCAACAATACTTGATTTTAGATAGGATGTGATGAAGTGTTACCAAGCGATAATTTAGATTATGACATTGAAGATGTATCAATAATTAATTTTGATGTAAGGCAAGAACCAAGTAAGACCTTTAAATTAAATATAGAAAAATCTAAGATAGATGGTATTTGTGATGATGTTGAAGCATTAAAACAAACCATCTTTTTAATTTTAAACACAGAGAGATACCAACATCTAATATATAGTTGGAATTATGGAGTCGAGTTGAACGACCTTATTGGAGAGCCTATATCCTTTGTAATCCCCGAACTTGAAAGACGAATCAAAGAAGCACTAATTCAAGATGATAGGGTTGAAAATGTAGATAATTTTGAGTTTCAAAATGTAAAGGGTAAAGTACAATGTAGATTTTCAGTTCATACAAAATATGGAAATATAAAAGCAGAGAAGGTGGTGAGTGTATAATTGTTTGAGTTAATGACATTTGAAAATATAATTAAAAGAATGTTAGATAGTGTACCAGATACTTTTGATAAAAGGGAAGGTTCTATAATATACAATGCTCTTGCTCCTGTTGCAGTGGAGCTTACAGAAACATACATTGCAATGGATGAATTACTAGACCAAACATTCGTAGATACTGCTAGTTATTATTATTTAGAGAAGAGATGTAAAGAGAGAGGTATTACACCACTTGAAGCCACTAATACAATTGCAAAAGGAGTTTTTAACATAGATATTCCTATTGATTCTAGGTTTAATCTAGGAGAATATAACTATGTAGCAATTGAGAGAATATCTGAAGGTATATATAAGATGAAATGTGAGACTGCGGGACCTATTTTTGAGTTGGGACAACTAATACCTATCGAATATATAGACAAATTAGAAACAGCAGAGCTAACAGAAATACTAATAAATGGAGAAGATGAAGAATCAGAGGACAGTCTAAGGCAACGATATATGATAGTAAATCACAAGTTGGTGGAATATCAAATTATAAGATGAAGTTAAAAATCGAGTTGGGGAGTTAAGTTATCCGTTGGACGGTGGAGGACTGTTAAGTTAGTAATAATTAATCTAATTCAAAGTCCATCAGGATTTAGTTAATTTAGTCAAGAAGAAATTGACCTAACAAGGAAAGGCTTGGATTAGCACCAATGGCAAGTACGTTAGGGTTAAGTACAACTATAAATATATCAGCAGAGATAACATACAAAAATGGCTACACTTGGGAGAATATAAAATCAATTGCAGAAGAAGCAATAGACGACTATTTAAATGAACTTAACATGAGTTGGGAAGATGAAGAAAACTTAATAGTCCGTATATCTCAGATAGAAACTCGTTTGTTAAGTATAGATGGAGTGTTAGATATTACAAACACAATGATAAATGAGGTTAAATCTAATCTAACAATAAATAGTAACAGTATAGTAGTGAGAGGTGAGGTAGTTGGATAAAGAGATTAATCTAATAAATTACTTACCACAAATTCTGCAAGATAAAGAAGAATATATAAAAGTATTTAATGTAGAAAATAAAGAAATAAAAACACTACATGAAAAATTAAATGACCTATCAAATGACCAGTTTTTAGAGGATTTAACTCCAAGTGGCATAAAAAGATGGGAAAAGATAATGTCTATAACTCCTAAAAGTAATGAGAGTTTAGAAGATAGAAGGTTTAGGATTTTTAGTAAATATATAAGTAAATTACCTTACTCAGAGAGATTTTTAAGGAACTGGCTAGATAATGTAGTTGGAGAAGGCAATTATGAATTAACTATTAATAATGCTACTTATAACATACACCTTGAGAGTGATGCTAGAAATCAAGATTGGTTTGAGGAGGTTCATTCTTTTGTAAGTAGTATTAAACCTTGCAACATGACTTTAGATTACACTAGAGTGCTTGTAAGTAAAGACAATTATATGAATTTTGGTATAACAACCCTAATAGGTCAAGAAATAACTATATACCCTTGGAGTCCACCAGATATAGAAACTTATGGAGAAATTGATGTATTAACTGGCAATGGAGTTGGATACCAAGAGATAACAATATTTTAGGAGGTGATATATTGGCTATAGATAAAAGTTATTACACTATAATTACAGATGTAGGAAAAGCAAAGATAGCAAATGCAAGTGTCACAGGTAATAAAGTGGGATTTGTAAAAATTCAACTTGGTGATGGAGGAGGGAGTGAATATACTCCAACTGAGAGTCAGACAGCTCTCAAAAACGTGGTATGGGAAGGCAATATTGGAAATACAACTACAGATGAAACTGCACCAAATTGTATAATATTAGAGAGTTTAATACCATCAAGTGTAGGCGGATTTATGATAAGAGAAATAGGATATTTAGATGATGAAAATAATTT